AGCTTCTGCGAGATCTCGGCATTGGCGTCGTCGTAGATCGCCTTCGCGTCGCTCGGATCGCTTGGCACCAGACCGGGCGCGATGGGAGGCACGTAGCTGGTGTCGAGGATCGGCGTGTTGACCAGCGGGGCGGGCCCGGCCAGCTGGATCGCACTGTCCACGCGATTGGCTGCGTCCACGGTGCGCTGCTGGCCGTTTTCCCATGCGGCGTTGACGATCAGCGAAGTCAGCAGCGGCGCGCCGGCGCCGCCTGCCTCGTCGGGAAGCGGAACGATGCCGCCGGGAGGAATGGTAGCCATCAGAGTTTCCTTTGCAGGTCANCGACGGCGAACTGGATGCCTTCGAGTTCGAAGTCNTNGCCGTCNACGTTGTAGATGATGGGCGTNAGGTAGTTGGCCTGCAGCGCCTTGCCCTTGCCGAACTTGAAGCGCTGCAGCTGCAGTTCGTCGCTGTAGCTCTGCGTCTGGTAGACGAACTCGTTGCCCTCGGCGCGCAGCTTCATGAACAGGGGCGCGGTGCCGGCCATGGTCACAAAGCACTCCACCAGGGTCTTCTTCTGCGCGCTGCCGAAGTCCTTGGCGCCCAGCGAGATCGCGGCGTCGATGGGAACACCGGCATCGTCGTCGCCGTCCAGCTCGAAGATGCCGGCGGCATTTGCGCCAAAGTAGCGGCCGCCGATGTTGGCAAAGCTGTTGAAGACGAAGCCGGCGTAGCTGGTGCTACCGTTGGTGGCGAGGTTGACCGCCCAGACGTCGATGTCCTGGCTGGGCACCGTGAGCGGGAAGTCGGCCACCACGGGCCAGGGCATCAGCGCGGTTTCCGCGCTGGTCGTGCTGAAATCGAAGCTCACCACCGTAGGCCACGGCATCTCGGCGATCTGCGCCAGGCTCGCCGCGAGGTCGAAGCCGAACACCGCGGGCCACGGCATCTCCACCTGGTCAGCGCCGGCGGCAATCAGGTCGAAGCGGACCTCGACCAGTTCCAGGATGTACCCGATGAAGTCTGGTTCCTCGAAGGCCACCATCACCATGGGCGGCTCGACCAGCACGGCCTCGGCGTAGTTGTAGTCGGCGCCGAGCATGCGCATCGCAGGCTCGGTCATCTCGGCTTCACCGATGCCACCGGAAAGCATCAGCGCGGCCATGGCCATCGGCGGCTCGGCCATTTCGGCGTAGTTGCCGGGATCGATGATGACCGTATCGGTCACGTCGGTTGCCGAGAGCTTCATCTTCGGCTCGACCAGCACAGCCTCGGCATATCCGATCAGGTCGGTGGCGAACATCGCCATGGCCGGCTCGGTCATGAACGTGAGGTCATCGACATAGGCGAGCAGCTGCATCGGCGGCTCGACCATCGCGGCACCGGCATAGTCGAAGTCGGCCGCCAGCATGGCCATGGCGGGCTCGACCAGTGCCGCATTGCCCTCGGGCATGTCGGTCACCGTCGGGTCGGAAACGAAGTCGCCGGCACGGTACAGCGCGGCCGATAGCATCACGCGGCTCGCCGGCGCAAAGGCCTCGGCTTCGGTGGTGAGAAGGTCGGCGTTCTTCAGGTAGGAGACAGTGCCGCCCGAGCTCTTGATCTTGAAGACATCGCCGGCGATGTAAGTGCCCAACAGCGAGCCGGTCTTCGCGGCGTAGACCTTGCCCTGGTTGAATACGAGCGCGTGCGGCATGTAGGNATAGCCATTGGTCGGCGCGGCATCCGCCGTGAGGCCCACGGCGGCACCGGCCACGCTCTCCATCACCTCAAAGGTTGCTTCGCCGTAGCGTTGCATCGCCGCGATGGTGTGACCGAATGAATTCCAACCAGCCGGAGGAACATCGGTGCGCACCGCTGGCGAGCCCGGAATTTCGGGTGTCGCCGGGACGTGGTGCGCGACGACGTAGGTGCCGCTTACCAGGTTGGTACCATCTCCATGACCGGTGTAGAAGAGCTGGTAGCCGATGACGGGCCCATCGGTGTATTCGGTGATCGGCACCCGAATCCAGCTGCTGCCGCCGACCTGCACGCGAACGCCGGTGCGGGTCTCGTACCAGGTGTAGGCCGGGCGCGCGGGCTGGTAGGGCACCGCGGGCGTGCTGTAGAAGCTGCCGGCGCGGACAAGTGCGTTGCTCATGGCTTGTTGAACTCCGAATAGCCGGGGAACGTGCGCCCGCGGTAGCGCCCGTCGGTCGCGCGCCCCGTACTGCCCGTGAACACCGTGTTGATGCGCGTCTGCGTCGGATAGGCGTAGTAGTCGGGCACGTCTTTCTCGTAGACCTTGGTCATGGCAGAGAACGTCAGGTCGCTCTTGAAGACGCGCACCGTGGTACCGCTCACGGCGATGGTGTAGGCCTCGCCCTTTTCGTCAGCGCTGCGATAGGGCCGGGCCACCACCGGCGTGGCCACGGGCCGATCATTCACTGCATCCGTTGGCAGATAGTCCGAGACGGCCCAGGTGCTGCCGTGGTCCAAGGTGTAGACCATGCGCCAGCGCTTGGGGTAGTTGTTCGACGGCGTGCTGCCCTGCGACTGCTGTTCGCCCACCGACAGGAAGAAGGTGCCAGGCCCGGCCGTGGTGATTGCGTTCTCGAAGCGCTGCGGCGCGAAGCTGGTAGCGATCATCGGCGCCATCCAGGTGCCTGCGGGCACGGCGGTGATGTTGGCGCGCGGGTATCCGTCCCAGGCATCGGCCGGCCACGGCTTGTTGACGAAGTTGCGGCCGGTCTCGTCGGACACGAAGAAGCGCCAGCGCGTGAAGTACGCCAGGCGCCCGCCGTTGCCGTCCGAGTACTCGATGGGGCGCGCCGCGGCGAATTCGCCAGCGGTGTAAGCGTGGTCGTAGTCGCGGCCGCCCAGCACGATCATGGCAATGCGCCCTCCCCCGATGGGACTGGCGTGGAAGAACTGCGGTGCGCACGTATCAGCTTCCGTGCTGAGCTGCGTGCCGGTGGCATAGGCCGGCGGTGGCCCCGCCACGCGGTAGAGGTGCGGTACCAGCTCGGGCACGGTCTCGGTGTACCAGGTGCGGCCGTGGTCATCGGAACGCAGGAACTTGGGCGGGTTCGGGTAGTCGAGCGGCGCCAGCTCCATGGTGCCGGGGCCGCCCGTCGTGGGCACTTCGTGGTAGGGATGCACCAGCGCCATCAGCTTGCCGGCTCCGACAGTGCAGACCCGGTAGAAGCGGCTGAACATCAGGTCGGCGCTGCCGGGCAGGTCCACGCGCGTCACCTTGCGGGTGGCCGTGTTGCCGTAGAAGCACACCAGGTCGAACGGCGTAAGGTCGCCGGCGGTGTAGTAGTTCTCTGGCCCGNCATCGGTGAGCAGGCGTCGGCCAATGATGCCGAAGCCGTAGCCGCNCGCAGNGGCATCCCATCCTGTGACGAAAATGCTGGGCCGCTCGGTGAGCGTGGTGGCCCCCACGCCGATCGCGTTGTACCAGTACTTCGGGCGCGACGGCAGGCTCACCACGTCCGCGAAAGACACGTTCGCGCCGGGCTTGTTGTCGGCCGACAGGGACAGCACCTCGGCGGCGCCGCTGTTCGCGTTGATGAGCGAGATCCAGCAGTTGCAGGGATCGTTGCCGTCGCCGGTGCCGTTGTCATGCGTCAGCGCCAGGATGTAGCCGCCGCCCACATAGATCTCGTGGCCGTTGGGGAAGCCGCCGGGCGCGCGCAGCGGGCTGTCGAAATTCACATCCTTGCGCGCCGCCGTGGTGCCGATGCGCCGGTACAGCAGGTTGCCCGTGGTGCGCGCCATCAAAGACCACAGGAACGCCGTCGCCACGGCAAGGGGCTCCAGCGTCACTTCCAGAAAGCCCAGCTTCTTCGTCGCCACGGTTGCCGGCTGGTTGCCCATGGCGGGCCGGCGGCGCGACAGGAACGGTACGCGCGAATCAGCGATGAAGCGCGCGTCGCTGTTGCCCTGCGCGTTGAAGCCGTCGCGGTTCTTTACGAGCTTCATCAGGGCAGCTCATAGGTGTTTCGGAAAAGCGTCCACTTCGGCTCTGCGGCGCTCGACGCCTGGGCGGCTTCAATGTCGCCGAGGCCGTTGCCGCTCTTGATCGTCAGGAGGACGCCGCATACCGGCCCGCAGAGCCGGTCGGAATCGGCAAACGCTGTGGCGGTCACGCCGAGCATCTCGAGCGAAACCCCGGCTTCGGACACCCTGAACGTCAGGTCATAGACCGTGTTCGCGACGACGCCTGGAACTACGGTCAATAGCGAGGTGGCGCTGCGAGTGCTGGGGTGGAGATATGTGACCCCCGAGTTGACTTCGATGATGGCTTCATGAAAGTCGATGCGGGTGCTATCGCTGGGCCGCTTGCTGACGAACTGAAGCATCAGCTGCGCGCCGCTGATAGCCCCCAGGTCAGGCGGTGTCAGCCACTTGAAGGTGCAATCGAATTGCGTGACGTCGGTCGCCGGGGTCGCGGGCGGAGGCTCGGTGACAACGCCAAGTCCTGCGGTGCCTGAGGAGGCGAACATGACGCCGAAGCCGCTGTCCTGAACGATCAAGCCTCCTACGAGATTCGCATACGTGAAGCCCGCGAAGCCCACGTCGGCAGCCTTGCCCGCGAGCAGGCCGCTGCCTCCGAACGTCTCTTTGTAGAAGGGATCTGCCACGGCTTACTCGGGTGCAGCGACCGAATAGTTCGGCATCGACTGCACGGCGCCGGAGATCAGCGTGGTGTTGCCCAGCACCATGTCGGCGCCAGCGGTGGCAATGGTGCCTTGGATGCGCAGCGCAGTCGTCGAGGCGTCATTCGCATCCGCCGACAGCACGTGGCGGAAGAACGTAGCGACGCCTCCAGCGGCGTTGATGCCCGTCCAGGTCTCACCNGGATCCTTCGAGAGGACACCACCTGCAGCGGCGGTGTCGAAATTGATGCCGGAACCTGCNTCGAGCAGCGTGCACAGCAGGGTTGCGCCGGTCGTCGCGGCATTGGCGTCGGCCGGCACGGTACCGCCAAAGATGCGGAGCTCGCCGCCGGCCAGCGCGGCCTTCAGCGAGCCGGTGGCCAGCAGGTAGTTGCGGAGGGCGATGGAGCGCTTCATGGTGAATTCCTTCAGGCGGGGTTGGCGATGGACGGGCTGCCCTGCACATAGAGCTTCGAGCCCGTGGTAAAGGACTTGGGGGACGGAAAGCGGAAGGCGCTCAGGATCACGCTGCTGGTCGCGCCCTTGGTCGAGGCGCCGCTGACGAACGCGCCGTAGATGGTCTTGTCCGCGGTCGACGTGAAGGCCGCGAGGTTGGCCGCGTTGTCGGTGTTGCCGTTGGCGACGTTGCCTTCCACGAACTCCACNCGNGTGGNCTCCGCGTAGGTNGTGCACTCGGTCAGCAGGCCCGGCAGCGTGGCGGCCGTGATCGTGATCTGCGGCGTGGCATTGCCTTCGAAGAGGCCGATGAACCAGGTGGTGATCGGCGTGACGCCGTGCAGCACCACCCCCAGCATGTGGTTCAGGCCCTCGATGGGCACCAAGTTCTTGGCGCGCTCGCGCCAGGCTTCGCGGCCGTCGGCGCCGATGCACACCACGTCGAATTCGAGGCCCGCGTGGGGCAGTTGAGGCTTGTTCATAGGTCGATGTCCTTGCGGATGATTTCGGCGGCCTTCCAGCCACGGGATACGCCGCGCGCGGGCTCGGCGCCGCTGCGCGATGTGACGATGTGCCGGGAGCCGTTCTGCTCGCGGTAGAGGGCTGCGCCGCGCGTGCCGCCGGCCAGGGCCAGGGCGTCCTCCTGAACGTTCTTCGCGCCGCCGGCGCCGTCGGCCACCACGAGGCCGCGGTCGGACAGCCAGAAGACCGTCTTCGTGGTCTCGTCGTAGCCGCCGGTGCCGGGCACGGCGCCATAGGGCAGGATGGACGGTGCGCTGGTGTTGTCGAGGTCGCCGGCAAGCCAGTAGGTCTGGTCGGCCACCACGTAGACGCCGCCCACGGCGGGCTGCACGATAGTGATGGGCGCCGGGAACGGGATGTAGCCCTTCGAGGCGTCGAAAACCCCGTAGTAGTAAGGCTCCGAGCGGATTAGCAGGTTGCCCACCACGGTCAGCAGCCGGCCGTTGTAGTGCCGCACGATCTCACCGGCAGGCACGCTGGCGAGCAGCAGGGTCTGGCAGCGGATGCCCGAGGCCGAGTGCGTCAGGACGTCGACGCTGGCGGCCGAGGTCTCCAGCTCGAGCGTGGGAATCTCGCCGTTCGGGCCGGTCATGTAGACGCGCACCTGGTCGCCCGGCAGGCTGGAGAGGCGAATGCCACCGTTGGCCGGCACGTCAACCTGCACCGGCGCTGTGGCGGCGGACTCGCCGTCGGCGCCCACGACCGTGAGCGCCACGGTGTAGAGGCCGGCAGCCAGGCCCCCAGCGATCACGGTGAACACCGGCAAGCTGCCCAGCGCCTCGGTGACGACAGGGCCGTCCACGCCATCGCGGATGCGGCCCATCACTTCGCCGTTGGCGTAGTAGATTGCGCCGTCGGGAAAGCGCTCGAAGGACATGGGGCGCCGGGCGGATACAACGGAACGCATCACCTCGGCCTGCAACCCGTTTCCGCTGGACGTGAGCCGCACGAGGTCGGCGCCGATGACGGCGTATCCATCGTCGTGGCCATCGCCCCAGACCGAGTGCGCGGTGCCGGCGGCGCGCAGCGTCTGCCCGCGGCGCCGGCGCACACCGCCGCGATCGTTGAGGTCGATGTTCACCCCGGCAGCCAGCGCCTGCAGTTTGACGCCGCGCGCTGGCTCGGATTCGAGCTGCGACTGCTCCAGGCGGTTGTTGACGCCTGAGAGAACACCGATTGGGACCGAGCGTGTTCCGGGCATCTTCAAATCAACCACGCCTTGTTGTGATGGAGCTGACTGGCTTGCCAGTCCTTGCGCAAATCAGCGTCGGGTCGACGGCCAAAGTAATCCTCGAATGCCGCCAGAGCCAGCGCGGACTTCTGGGGGTTCAGCGTTTCGCTGTCGGGCTTGCTGTACGCGCGATGCAGTACCCAAT